ATTTATCCTAGAGTTTAATTTAAAACAACAAATAAGAAAACAGTTTGAAAGATATCTAGATCCTAGACAAGTTGCTATCCTACAAAAAGATCCTAGTAAATTAAAACTAGGTGGTGAGAAAAGAGAGATGAGTTTCTTGTTTATGGACATAGTTGGCTTTACACCTATATCTGAGTATTTTAAAAACAAAGACGACCCAGAAGGATTAGTAGAATTAATTAATGATTACTTAAATAGAATGACTAAGATCGTCTTGGCTAATGGTGGTTGTGTAGATAAATACATGGGCGATTGTATTATGGCTTTCTGGAATGCTCCACTTGATTGCGATAATCACGCAGAGTTAGCAGTCAAGACAAGTATTGAATGTGCTAAAGAAACTGAAAAGCTGAAGAAAGAATATAAGGAAGCAGGATTACCTGAGATTAATATTGGCTCAGGTGTAAACACTGGTACATGTATCGTGGGTAATATGGGAAGTGAAATGAGATTTGACTATTCTGTTATCGGAGATGCTGTAAACCTTGCTGCCAGACTAGAAGCACAAACTAGAAACTATCCAAACTGTCATACACTTTACTCTCAATATACCAAAGATTGCCTAAATAGTATTGAGTCCATTGAATTAGATAAAATCAAAGTCAAGGGCAAAGAAGAATTAATAACAATATATGAACCAAAATGATGCCTGATATTTTCATAAACACTGTATGGTACATTGTACTCACTGCATTTACTGCCAGTGGTGAAACTTTACATTCCAACTGGAGCATACCATTCGAGAATCCAAACATCTGTGGTTATTATCTAAAGAACATGGATACTGATGCAGAGTCCTTACCATTCAAAAAAGATGAGATGGGCAACTATGTTATCTATCATGGAGAGAAGGTTTATGAGGTAGAGTTCTGGTCACACTCCTGTGTACAGTTTTACTATGATGAAAAGGCAGAAAAGTTCCTACAAGTCCCAAATAGTATCTAAAACCCTTAAAAACAGGGTAAAATCAAGCCATATCAAATAACAGCCTATTTTAAGGACCACTGAGAGTATCGGATATCAGGGGGATATAATACCATTACCCCATGCCTTTTTGCGTCTCAGTGAGGAGATATGGAGTCCGTTTTTCATAAACTATGGCTTTTTTTCCTTATTTTAGACTATTTTACGATTTTTCTTTACTTTTAAGTTTTTTTAGGGTAGAATGATAATACTGTGAAAGTCACAGGTAATTAACCATAGAAATATCTAAGGAGGATATATGGCTAATCGTAAAATGACGCAGGAAGCGAAGTTGCTTCGTGCTTTACAAAATGGCAGTGAGTTTACTGCTAATCAAATCGTGTCTAGATTCGGTATTAAGAATCCATATGCGGTTGTGCAAAACCTTAAATTGAAAGGTTATGCAATCTATCTGAACAAAAGAACTAATTCTGTTGGTCAGACCTATATGAAGTATCGTCTTGGTACTCCAACTAGGGCAGTTGTTGCTGCTGGATACAGAGCACTCATTGGTGCGTAATCATTTCGTCCTGATATGATTATAAAGGGGAGTCGGTCATCAGTGCCACTCCCCTTTACTTTTAAGTTTTTTTGTAATAGAATATAAATATGGCGATATTTTTGACCCAGTATGATGTAAAGCTGAGTGATGGCACTAGAAAGAGTTTCGCAGGTCCTGACATTGATTGTTTGGACTTAGATGAAGCTAAAGACATTGCCAAGGACATGAGTCCTACACTATATGTTTGCGGAGAGTGGGTAGAAAATGTTATGCCTTACCGAAACCAATAATGAGGACGATATGACTGATGATTATGATGACAGAAAGTTTGATGATGCATTGATTACTCAGTGGAGAAACCAGTTGAGTGATGCTATATGCACTGTTAAATTTACTAAAGCTGACGACTCCGAAAGGGAAATGAAATGTACTACTAATATAAGGTACATCCCTGAAGAGAAAATGCCTAAGAGTAGTGATGAAGGAAATAATGACCGAAAGTTGTTTATTGTTTTTGATACTGAAAAAGGTGAGTGGAGATCTTTCAGGTTTGAAAGAGTTTTAACTTTTATGTATCCAGGCAACGCACCTTCTAACTACCCACCATCAACTAGAGTGTTCCCATGATTTTAATTGATTATAGTCAAGTCGCAATCTCTAATATCATGTCTTTCAAACAAGACCTGATACAAGCAGAGATGACAGGCGACAGTAAAGGTGCTGAAGATATTATTCGCCACTGTATTTTATCAAGTCTTAAGATGTATAAGAAAAGATTCGGTAAAGAGTATGGCGACCTTGTCGTATGTTGTGACAGCTATAATTACTGGAGAAAAGATTATCATCCCTTCTATAAATCCAAACGAGCAGGGTCTCGTGAAGAAGATGATATGCCTTGGGATGTTCTATTTACCATAATGAGTAATGTAAGAGATGAGATTGCTGAGCACTCTCCTTACAAAGTTATGCGTGTCGAAAGATGTGAAGCTGATGATGTTATAGGTGTATTATGTGAACACACCAATGAGTTTGGTAATCACGAACCTGTAATGATTGTTTCAAGTGATAAAGATTTTAAACAGCTTCAAAAATTTGACAATGTAAAACAGTTCTCTCCTATGCAGAAGAAGTTTGTCACTTTTGCCAAAGGAGAAACTGTTAAAGAGTTTACTACTATGCACATCGTAAAAGGTGATACTGGCGATGGTGTACCAAATATATTTTCCCCTGATGATATATTTCATCAGGATGGTGTAAGGCAGAAACCTGTCACCAAGAAAATACTCGAGGAGTTTTATACCTATGGCAGAGATGCTTGTAAAACTGACCAAGAAAGAGAACGATGGGATCGTAATGAAACTTGTATATCCTTATCGCATATACCAGAAGAATATAAAAAAGCGATCTCAGATGAATACCTAAATAATAAAGCGAATGGCGATAAGATGTCACTGTATAATTACTTGATGGAGAATCGCTGTAATTTATTATTAGAAGAAATAGAGGATTTTTAATATGGCTGTGAAGTATATAGATAAAATTCTTCAGGATATAAATGACACTGGAGATGTTGAAAAATATAAAGATGATGCATTAGTAAAAATTATTTTTGAAAACGCATTCAATCCTGCTAACAAGTGGATATTGCCAGAGGGCAACCCTCCTTATAAGCCAAGCGAGGAAGACGATATGGCACCCACTAATATGTATCTTGAAGCAAGACGAATAGGATATATTTTCAAGCGAGAAGATCTTACTCCTGTAAAAAGAGAAGGTTTATTTATTGAGATGCTTGAAAGTGTATCACATGCAGAAGCAAAGATTCTTTTAGCTATCAAAGACCAAAGGCTGGATAAGATCTATCCCAAGATTACTCCAGAACTTGCCAGCAAGGTAGCTGATATTGATACAAAAGAAGCTGATAAGATGATTGCTGAAGCAAAGATTGCTGAAGAGAAAGCTAAAAAACCACACCAGAGTAAAACGCAAAAGCGAGATTCGTCTGGTAAATTTACTAAGAAGGCAAAGTAATGACAAAACCACTAGAAGAAAGATTGGTGACTCTAAAAGATCTAGAGAATAATATTGAGTATGCTGGTGAAGTTCGTGTATGTACTGAAGATAGATTAGTTGTAGCATATAGAGAAAAAGATACTGCTGCGAAAAAAGAGGTACAGTTTGATGTATATGATGTTCTAAATGACAAATGGTCTAGAGAAGATTGGGAGTGTACTTACCCAAACATAAATAAGCTAAACGAAACTGATGTCACTGTTAGAGTAAATAATCATAGATGAAAATAGCTGTTGTTATGGGAGTGGCGAATAATCGCTCCATCGCATGGGGTATCGCCAACAAGCTGATAGATGAAGGATACACTTGTGTCTTTACCTATCCAAACGATTCCATAAAAAAGAAAATTACTAGACTATCACCTATGGCTCATGTCATCAAGTGTGATGTATCCGATCCTATGCAAGTTAGAAATGCTTTCATAGAAATTAAACAACACTATCCTAAGATAGATTATGTTGTTCACGCAATGAGTATGACTGACTTTCGTGAGTTAGATGGTAAGATGAAGGATATAAGTAGAGAAAACTTTTTAGAAAGTTTAAATGTTGGTTGCTACTCACTGATTGATATAGTAAGAAACAGTTTACCTATGATGAATAAAGGTGGTGCATATTTGACACTTAGTTATGATGGCTCTCGTAGAGTTTACGACAACTATAATGTAATGGGTCTAGTAAAAGCTAGTTTAGAAAGTGCTACTAGATACTTGGCTAGAGACTGTGCCGAAGTTGGTGTACGAATAAATTGTATATCGGCAGGAGTAATTAAAACATCAAGTGCTATGGCAGTAAAAGGTAGCAAGGGTATGTTAAAATGGGCAGAGGGAGTGAACCCAATGAAAAGAAATATCACTCTAGAAGATATAGCAGGGAGTGCTTATTACTTCCTATCTGATTTATCATCAGGTGTGACAGGTGAAACACACTATGTAGATTGCGGATATAATATAATTGGAGCACCGAGTATAGATGACATCTAAAGTAATTAATCGCAAGTTTGCGACAATGGACAATAAGAAAATTAAAATGCAACTCAATGGGTTTGTATTGAATACTCATGTCGACCATGTTGATGAACTATTTGACGAGGGGATTATAAGATACATGGTTAATCATGTACTGTATCAACTTGATGTACAAAGACAGATACACTTTGAAGAACAACTAAAACATCCTGATAACCGACCTATCCCAGATGGGCATGCCAACCAAGCAACTATTGAAGAGCATAAAGTATATTGTGAAGTGGTATTAGAAGATCCTTCTAAACCTGATTGGTGGGAAAATGATACTAGAGGAATCGCTTGGACTGTACATCAAGCTGGTCAAATGAACTTAAAAGATGTAGACAACATCAGGTATGATATATATAGTAT